CCTAAAAAAGTTAATCCAAACACAACAGAAGTTTATGATAGGTAGTATTATGAACAGAATAAAGAAATCTGTAAACGAGGCGCGAGAGTCAGAGCGACCCTTACTAATACGTTACAAGGGGTTTCAGAAGCAGCGGCCTCAACAATATTGCCCAGTGCTAGAATATGAACCAGGAGTGAAGAACCCAAATTACAAAAGCAGGCCTCTACCTCGGATATGATGAAAGCAGAAACAATGTGGCAAAGGTTCCGTAAATGGTTAAACCTAGATCATGCAGTCGACCTTTGTGTCGACTTATTTTTAATATTGTTTGATGTATTATCATCACCGATATTAATAGTAATGCGATTGATAAGATGGGTAGTAGGCACCTTTATGTTGGATAGGTTGAAGTCTAATATTAAAAGAATAATCCAATGGGCATTGAGCAAACCTCGTTGGTTACAGTGTATCTTCTTTCCTGTCCTGATACTATTTGTAGCTTATACACTAATGTTCATGTGGATCTTTGGACAAGCGTTCGGAGAATTTGTGGCAGGAGAATGGGGTAAAGGAGATTTAAATGAGTGACTATAAGGAATACTATCATCCAGCAGATTCGAATGGTGATGGCATCGTTACTGATGAAGAGCATCAAATGTACCTGGAGTTCAAGCGTAAAGAGCTTGAAGATGCTGATGCAATGCGAGATGCGCAGAGAAACATGACGTGGTTTGCTCTTGCTGGATTACTACTATATCCGTTTGCTGTCGTCTTGGCATCTTGGGTAGGACTGAATGAAGCTCAAAAAACATTAGGATCGATGGCCCCAACTTACTTTGTTGCCGTTGCTGGTATTGTAGCAGCGTTCTTCGGTTCACAAGCATACACTAAAAACTCAGCATCAAAAACACAAACACCAACACCCCCAAAGAAATAAGAGGCAATCATGGCAGAATTTGAATTTGCAGGAACAACATTTAGAGGCGGCAAAATGTTTGCTGTACTCACAGCTTTATCAACACTAGGCGGTGGTGCCTGGGCTGGGTTTGAATTCTATTCAGACTATATGGATATGAAGGAAGTTGTTCAAAACATTGATGTAGATGCAATTGCAGCAGAGAACGAAAAGGTTATCCTAACAATGGATAACCAAATGATTCGTATCGAAGAGGCGATTGAATATACACGTGACATTAAATCTGATTTAAGAGCAGATGTAATGGAAATGGAACAGCTTGTTGAGAGACTCGAGGATAAGACTGATGCGTCAGAGGATCGAGTAAAAGATTCTCAAAATGCTATTGAAACTCATTTAGAAACACTTCGTGAGGAAATGAATGAACTACGTAAAGATGTTCAAGCGTCCATACGAGAAGTTGAAGCTCTTATTCGTGAGTCAGAAAAAGATGTCCGTAACACTATGCGTGAAACTGAAGATCGTATCGATGCAGATATGAGACAACTTGATAAAGACATTCACGAAAAGCTACAAGAAGCTCTTGACAACCCATTGAATGACTAATGATCGATCCACACTCTATGGAGCCAGTACAATGGCTTTGGGTAATTATAATGGTCCTGTTTTGGATATCAGTAACATATTACTCACTCATCACGGGAGGTTGAGCGTATAGGCGCCCTCTGGAAGCTTGAATGCTTTCATTAGTTGCCAATACATCTCAGGTGTCATGGTAATAACTTGAAACCTCTGCAGACGTTCATTCCATTGTCTAATATGGCAATAATCATCATACAGGAGAGCAGAGATATCCTCCAACTCTCCTGTATGATCGAGCACAGTGATCAACAGTTCGTCATGATCAAACTCGATTGTCATCATTTCTTTTTGCGCTCACGTCGAAGTTTAGAAAACAAATTCGTAGTACGCTCGGCGATTGTTTTCTTTGTCTGCTTGCGCCGAGCGCGAGCTGTTTCAGACTTGGCCATACGCTGTGCTTTATCCATACTTTTCATCGTGCTGTTTACCTTTTCCATAGTCACCATCATAGCTGCTTAATGCTTCTGCTTTCCAGTTGAGATACTGTCCCACACGAGTGCCAGGCTTGATCCGCATAAGGCCACAGTTAACATGTAGTACGCCGGCCATAACGCCATTGTAACCGGTATCGTAAAGACCACTAGTAAGAAAGCAACCGTTACGATTGAGAGTGCTACGCGTGATAACAAACCCAGCTTCGTCAGGTCCAACATCGATTTCATTCTCCATAATAACTTCATATTGACCCACTCCTAAATTGTAATAGCCGTCATCATCAACAACCATCTCCTCAGAACCACGATGGACTTTCTGATCCTCATCAATAGTAAATGTTTGAGGTTTGATCCAAAACACCTTACCCAGACGAAGATCCACAGCATTAGGCTGAACATCACCGTTCTGAATAGATGAAAGATATGATGTGGCTGTAGGGCCACCAATATTAATCATGCTCATAGTTTGCGCTTTCCCATGCGTTAAGATTGAAGATTTAGAATATTATTAAAACCTATCAAGATCCAATCATACTGCGTATCGTACTTATTGTCAACCCAATCTTGTAGCTCTTGCCACTGCTCTTCAGTTAGATCGTCGGTATCACCTACACCATAATGCTCTTGAACAGCATCCATTGCCCACTCATTGAGAGTGCGCTCAATGTTATCAGCCCACTTGTGCAGCTTTGGTACATCAAACTCCCTCATTTGTTGCGATCCTTTACGTAAAAATGTTCTGATCTAATTACATCCAACTCAGCTTCTTCTAGGTCCAAAGCATATAACATAAGGACACAATAGTGCATAGCCTTCATGATGTCCTTACGATTCTTACCACCCTTCTTGCCATATCTAGCAAGATACTTAATCGCTGTATCACGAGACGTAGTCTCCAGCGAACCTAAGGAACGCCAGAAGTCTACAGTCTGAACATCACCATCTCCCACATAGTGTTGGCCATACGTTCCATTGACATACTCTTGTAACATATTCAGAGCTTTGTCTTCATTGTATTTGTATTTAATTGTCATAATACTCTCCAGGTAGCTGATCATCGATATACCGACAATTATACATTGCTTTGGCGAGCTTGTCAACCTTGCAGACCTTGTAACCGAATTCTACCTCGATTTCATTCTTACCAGCAATTAATCCAGTAGGGGAATTATCAAATTGAATATCACACATACCAGCCCAGACAGCTGCAGAGCTATCCCAAGAGTCAATCGCCCACAGATAATCTTCCACTAGAGTGCACTCATTGGGCCCATCTACCATACCTAGGAAGTGAATCTTCTTACCACTATCTTTGATTGCATCTAGGATACCACGCGTGTCGAGTTCACGCATAAACTTCCAACGAGACATGAATCGCTGTAGCTTATTGTCTTTTTCAACACCATACGCAATTGGGACGGCTAGAATAGAGACACCAATATAATCTACATGCTCAGACTGAGCTGCCCACTCGAACGCACGAATGAGATCTTCAAGGTCACCCTCTTCCGATTGAGGAACAAAGAATGTTCCGAATCCAGCCTCTCGTAGCTCTGGTGCCATTTCAATCGCTTTGTCGATAGTCACTTGTGCAGGCTGGCCTGGATAGTCGGACATGACAATGTAGTCAGCTCCGACTTTGGTTCCCATTTCAATTAGCTTATCGGATGGATACAAATTGGCATACGTCTCGTCTTGTTCAATCAAGTGTGCTAATGTTAGGTGAAAAGGTCGACCTGCCGCAAAGAGGTCTAGGTACGCTGTTGGCGTAATGTGAGCAAACTCAGTCATAATATCTCCATAGTTAAAGGTATAGGCAGAAACAAAAGTCTGCCTATATTATAATTCAATTCAGTTAGTTGGTCAACTAGTTAATGAATGTGGTGAGGGGGAACTCTGTGTGCACCTTGGCCAGTCTCGACGTGTGCGTAAGAACGACCACCCATCTGTTTGAGACCTTTGTACGTACCAGTAATCTTTTTACCAGATGCTTGATGTGTGAACGACACTTCTTTGCCCTTCATCTTTTTCAAACGCTTCTTCGCATCGGCTACTGCATCTTCGTACAGTACGTGTGACTTAAATGAATCCATGTTTCCCATCCATTAATTTTCTTTAATGTTATTTATACTTATTCGTACCGCGAAGTTGCACCATTTTCACCATCTTCTGATACAGTAATTTCAATCTTACGATTGGGGTATTTAGCATTAATCTGCTCAGCTAGATCGTCAGAAATCATTTCACATGACTTATAATCAAGAGCAATAATATCATCGCCATACAAGGACTCAAGCCAACGCTTAAACTGAATAAATTCAATATCACGATCGTCATGAAACACTTCTACACCTACAGTGAAGTGAAATATATGTCGATGAGGATATCCTAGAAAGCTAACGTCATACATATCGCCTGTAGCTAGTTTAGGATCATCTAATGCTGCAGGATA